GGTTTCTCAATGAGCAATTTAAGTCTTATGATGAACCGAAAAGCGTGCTCTTTGTATCTGTTGTGACTTTATTTGACAAGATTCGAGAAAGCTTTGAGTTTGACAATGGATTTTCAGAAGCTAAGATGGTCAAGCTATTGTCTGAGGTTGATTTTCTTTTCTTGGATGATCTTGGGAAAGAGAGTCGAAAAGCTGACACGAAGCGGAACGAGTGGTCGCATCAGATATTGTTCAAGATCCTGGATAATCGGACGAATACGATTATCAACACGAATCTGTCTAGTGAAAAAATTAAGGAACTTTATTCGGATGATTTCGGGAACGGTGCTTTATCAAGTCGAATATTTGAAGGGGCGACAGGCAGGTGCTTTGTCTATCCTGCTGGGATGAAGGATAGGAGGTATTGATGATTGAACGATACAGGATTGACTACGGAGCAGCTTATTGCTACTACTTGATTACGAAGAAAACGGAGGAAAAATAAGATGAATACAAAAATGAATTTGGAAGAAAAAGTACAACAATGGTTTGTAGACAGAAATCTACATGAAGCAAATCCTGTCAAACAGTTCTTGAAGCTGATGGAAGAATCAGGGGAATTATTTGAAGGCATCGCGAAGGATAAATCTGAACTGATTTACGATGCGCTCGGAGACATCCAGGTAGTTTTGATTGGGTTTGAACAACAGATCAAGAATGGCGCTCAGATTTCAGCGAATCAACAGGAACTCGAATTGCTGCTGATGGTTTCCAGTTTGGGCAATATCGCTCAGAAGTTATACGCTCATGTCTGTCACAATGAAACTCAAATTCCTTTAATCAAAGCTGATTTGATGTTTCTTGACAGTGTTGTTAGCACTGTTTCGTTTTTAAATGGAACTACTGCTGAGAATTGTTTAGACGAAGCATACAACGTTATCAAAGACCGAAAAGGGAAGATGATCGATGGAGTGTTTGTCAAAGAGGAGGATTTGGCATGATACCAAAATTTAGAGCGTGGGATAAAGTGTTTAAAGAAATGGTGCAAGTTAATGCACTAGTCTTAGATGAACAAGTTGTTAAAGTGACTTACAAAAATGGCAATGTTGCAAAAGAGGATATGAAAGAATATGAGCTCATGCAATCAACAGGACTTTTTGACAGAAATGGAAAGGAAGTGTTCGTCGGCGACATCGTTAAATGTACAAGAGGATGTCACCATGAAGTATATTTAGAAAAAGAATACGGAGGCACATTCATAGGTGGAATGCCTGCTATATATCTAAAGGGCTTGCTAAATGGGTATGCGTGGACTGAAGACGAGGAAATCATCGGTAACATTTACGAAAATCCGGAACTTTTGGAGGTAGAGTGATGAATAAAAAAGAGTTGGTTAAAAAGTACAAAAAACTTGAAGGTGTATGGTTTGCTCCAGGAGCAGAAACAGCCCGTCAAATTTTTCTTCAAGATTTAGAACAACTAGACGAACCAGGGAAAGTAAAAGTATCTGAGGAAGAAGCAAAATTCCTTGAAACGTTTGATTTTGACAGAGACTCAGATATTACAAAGGCTTTATATTATGTATCAAGAGCAGGCTGGGGACATCAAATTACAGATAATAATAATGTTGAGATGAAAGACTTGACGGAAGATGTTGTTTTTTTTGTAAAAAACAGAAAAAGATTGATAAAAGCTATACTTTTCGGCTACGAGGTTGAGAAAGAAAAGCGGTATTGGGTGAAACTAAAAGCAGTGGATCAGTATCTTGTAAGTGCTAAAGATGAAAAATTCTTGGGATTTTTACAAAGCAAATTAAGAAGCAAATTCACCCGAAAAGAATTAGAAGATTTAGGCTTCGGCTGGGTGTTTGATTGTGAAGGGATTGAGATTGAGGAAGTAGAAAAGGAGTTAAACAATGATCAATAATGTTGTGTTAATAGGTCGATTGACTCGTGACCCTGAGTTAAGATACACACCATCAAATGTGGCTGTTGCAACTTTCAGCTTGGCTGTGAATCGCAATTTTAAGAATCAAGCGGGTGATTATGAAGCTGATTTTATTAGTTGCATCATGTGGCGCCAGCAAGCTGAAAACTTTGCAAATTGGCTCAAAAAGGGTGCTCTTGTAGGGATTACAGGTCGTATTCAGACTCGTAGCTACGATAACCAGCAAGGACAACGTGTCTATGTGACTGAAGTTGTAGCTGAAAGTTTTCAAATCCTTGAAAAAAAGGATAATGCTGCAAATAATGCAAGTATGGAAAATCAAATTCCACCAAGTTTTGAAAAAACTAACCCTATGGATATATCTGATGATGATTTACCATTCTAGGAGTATTCGGATGAGTACAATTAATCAAGATATAATTAAGGGTTTAAAACGTTCAATCAAAGTAGCTGAAGAAAAGATTGAAGAACTGAAGAAACCAAGTCATAAATCAGCGGTGCACATGAGAGCTGCTGAACGCGATTTTTGGAAGAAGAAACTGAAAAGGTATCAAGAACAGTTGGAGGAGTTGGAAAATGAATAAAAAAGAATTGTTTGAAGCAGTTATTGAGTTACCAGTAGATTGCAGTGGCTCTAGACCTAAGATTGATAAATTAACAACATTGGAATTGATAAAGTTACTAGACGAACCGCAGAAAGTCGTAGTACCGCAGTTTGTGGCGGACTGGATTGAGAAGTGCAAAGCAAAAGAAAAAAACTTGCTTAACTCTCTCGTATACACGCCCGAGGGAGTCAATAGTTGGGTGGATAACTCAGAAAACCAAGAAACATTCGCTCGTGCATGGCTTGACGGCTATGAGGTAGAGAAGGAAAAGCGGTATCTAGTGAGGATTATTGGGATTACCAATTATAATAGTTACTTAAATTACCACAAGGAAGAAGATAAGTGGACTATTGAATCTCGTGTGGAGATTGATGCAATCAGAACTGAACACACCCGCAAAGAAGTCGAAGAAGCTGGGTTTGGCTGGGTGTTTGATTGCCCTGGTATTGAAGTTGTGGAGGTAGAGTGATGGAAGAAGTTATTATGGCTACATTGCCTAACAAGGAATTAAATCGTTTGATTAAAATTGAAATTGCAGTTGAAAATCTAATCGAAAACGGAATTCTTGATGAAGATATATATAACCAGTATTTGAACGAAGCTTAGATTGAGGAGATGCAAGATGATACCAAGCAAAGAAAAGAGGTGAACGATGCCTTTCTTTCCTGATATTAATGAATCAAAAACAAAAGAAAATGCCAAGAGAATTCTGAGAGGATATCTTAGATGGAGAAGAGTGGCCAATGACATAGATGGGCAGAAGGTAACAACTACATACTCATTTATGCCACGATCTCAATCATTCGGTAGAAATAGCCAGGTTGAAAAATTAGCGATCCGAAAAGTTGATGCAGAGCTTGAGCTGGATGCAATTGAACAAGCAGTAAGTGGATTACATGATCCATTGTATCGTAGAATCCTTTATGAGAAATATCTTCAATGGGACTGTAAGAAAGACGAAACAATCTCAATGGATTTAGCTATCTCAGAAAGTTCTTATTACGATATCTTAGATAAGGCTTTAATGGCATTTGCTGAGCTTTACCGAAATGGAGAACAAATCGAAATCTTAGAATAAAAAATGGAGTTTTCTTGGAGTTTTCTTGGAGTAAATTTGGAGTAAGTTCGGAGTATATATACGAATTAATGTGCTAAAATTATATTATGAAATAATTATAAAGGCAGGCACAACCTGCCTTTTCTTGTGGTTTGGAGGTGATACCATGAAGAAAGTAGAACCCATTCGTGAACCAGATGACATTGATAGAATGAAGAATTATTTGAAATCAAAAAGTGAGCGAAACTACATTCTTTTTTTGGTCGGAATTTATTCAGGGCTACGAGTAAGCGATATTGTCCCTCTTCAAGTAAAGCATGTCAATCAAGATAGAATTGAGGTTAAAGAGAAGAAGACTGGTAAAATAAGAAAATTTGCAGTTAATCCTGAACTACGTAAAGCTTTGGATCGTTACATAAAAGAAAATCATCTTGAGAGTTATGACTATCTTTTTCCTAGCAGAAAGAAAGTTAGAGGTGACGGAGTAAGTATTAAACACATTGGTAGAGTAGCTGTGTATCAATTTTTAAATGATGCAGCTAAACATTCAGGATTAAAAAACATTGGAACCCATTCGATGAGAAAAACATTTGGTTATCATCATTACAAACAAAATGGGAATATAGCTATTCTAATGCAAATACTTAATCACTCTGCACCAGATATTACCTTAGATTACATCGGATATAATCAAGATGAAATCGATGAAAGTATGCTTACTTTTACGTATTAAAAGTATACTTATTTAACATATTGAGAAAAAGTAAATTGGATAATTCAGAAATGCTTACAAACCATTGTCAGAACTGGGTTGAACAATACTCTGTCGAAAGTCACAAAATATAAGATATGTTAAATATACAAGGGTGTTGAAGAAGTGAAAACACCCCCCTAATAAAAATATACCCAGGGTACTAAAATACCCACCTTTTATCTAAAAAGAAAGGCCCTATAATATGAATACCCCCCAGGAACGAGCAGACCGTAGTGGACCGCATCGAGTCGCATTTGAAAAGAATAAGAAGATAATTCTAAAAACAAGTAATACTTGTGGTATTTGTGGCCTACCTGTTGATAAGTCCCTGAAGTACCCACACCCCCTATCGCCTGTAATTGACCATATTATTCCAATCAATAGAAATGGTCATCCATCAGATATTCAGAACCTTCAGTTAGCCCACTGGCAATGCAATAGACAGAAGTCTGACAAGCTATATGCAGATAGTCGTTCGAACGATAGTAAGGTAGTAGGTAATCGTAACCTACCACAGTCCAGGGACTGGACCAAGTACAGAGCTTGATCAATAGAAAAAAATAATTAATAAAAAGTAAAAAAATAAATTTATTGTTTTTTGGGAAAAATACTAAAAGCGTAAAGGAAGTCCTAGTGAAGATAGGGGGGTTACCCCCTCCCACTAGGCGCTCAAGGCCTTCACGCCGTCACTGTACATTTTTTCTCGCGCCAAATCATCAC